AATCAAATCCATGCCCTTATTTCTGCTCAGGGTGTTAATGAAATTATTAGTAAGATTGGTGCCGATGCTGTGGCATTGCCTGAGAATTTCCGCATTCATGATCTGGAAAAATTTAATTTAAATCGCTTCCGTTTCCGTGGTGCGCTTTCCACTGCCAGCATCGATGACTTTACCCGTTATTCTAAAGATCTTGCAGATGAAGGCACCCGCTGCTTTATCGATGCCGATAATATGCGAGCCGTCAGTGTGCTTAACCTGGGGACTATTGATGAACCAGGTCACGCAGATAACACCGCCACCCTCAAACTGAAAAAGACAGCACCGTTTTCTGCTCTGTTGTCTGTTAATGGCGAGCGTAACTCCCAGAAGTCACTGGCAGAATGGATTGAAGACTGGGCCGACTACCTTGTGGGCTTTGATGCTAATGGTGACGCCATTCAGGCAACCAAAGCGGCTGCGGCGGTCCGTAAAATCACAATTGAAGCGAACCAGACCGCTGATTTTGAAGACAATGACTTCAGCGGCAAACGCTCTCTGATGGAGTCTGTCGAAGCGAAGACCAAAGACATTATGCCAGTGGCATTTGAATTTAAATGCGTTCCGTTTGAAGGCCTGAAAGAACGTCCGTTTAAATTACGCCTCAGCATTATCACTGGCGATCGTCCTGTACTGGTTCTGCGCATTATTCAGCTGGAAGCGGTGCAGGAAGAAATGGCTAACGAATTTCGTGATCTGCTTGTTGAGAAATTTAAAGACAGCAAAGTAGAAACCTTTATTGGTACTTTCACCGCCTGATTTCATTACTGCAAATGCCCCTGCGGGGGCATTTATGGAAACATAATTTACTCAATAATCGCCGGATGGTGAGGGCTTCCTTTTACCAGAATTCAGCGCGGTGCAGCGCATATACGTGGAGAACAAAATGTCATTTATTAAAACTTTTTCCGGGAAGCATTTTTATTATGACAAGATAAATAAAGACGACATCGTTATTAACGATATCGCGGTTTCCCTTTCAAATATCTGTCGCTTTGCAGGACATCTTTCACACTTCTACAGTGTCGCCCAGCATGCGGTGCTTTGCAGCCAGCTGGTGCCGCAGGAATTTGCTTTTGAAGCGTTAATGCATGATGCAACAGAAGCGTATTGCCAGGATATTCCCGCTCCACTGAAACGCCTTCTTCCTGACTATAAACGGATGGAAGAAAAAATAGACGCCGTAATCCGTGAGAAATACGGGTTACCCCCGGTTATGAGTACACCCGTGAAATATGCCGATCTCATCATGCTGGCAACCGAACGCCGCGATCTCGGGCTTGATGATGGCTCTTTCTGGCCTGTACTAGAAGGCATCCCGGCAACAGAGATGTTCAACGTGATTCCACTGGCACCGGGCCATGCCTACGGGATGTTTATGGCACGCTTCAACGAGTTATCGGAATTACGCAAATGTGCATAACTCATGTAGTTAGTTTTTCTGGCGGGAGAACATCTGCATATCTTGTTCACCTGATGGAAGAACAAAGAAAGGCTGGTAATAACGTCTGCTACATCTTTATGGATACCGGTTGCGAACATCCGCTGACATACCGCTTTATTCGGGAGGTTGTGAAGTTCTGGGGCATACCGCTAACTGTGTTGCAGGTCGATATAAATCCAGAGCTTGGGCAGCCAAATGGTTATACGGAATGGGAACCAAAGGATATTCAGACGCGAATGCCGGTGCTTAAACCGTTTATGGACATGGTAAAAAAATATGGCACGCCATACATCGGCGGCGCGTTCTGCACTGACAGATTAAAACTCACCCCCTTCACAAAATACTGCGATGACCATTTCGGACGAGGGAATTACATCACATGGCTGGGTATTCGTGCAGACGAACCTCGTAGGCTGAAACCGAAATCAGGCGTCCGGTATCTTGCCGAGCTATCTGATTTTGATAAGTCGGATGTTATCCGGTGGTGGCATAAACAACCTTTTGATTTGCAAATCCCGGAGCACCTCGGGAACTGTGTTTTCTGCATCAAAAAGTCCACGCAAAAGCTGGGGCTTGCATGTAAAGACGAACCTGGTCTGATGAGAGTTTTTAATGAGCTGGTTACAGGTAAACACGTCCGGGATGGTCACCGAAAGACAGATAAAGACGTTATGTACCGTGGTCATCTGAGTCTTGACGGGATTGCCAGAATGTATGCCGACAGCGACTACAGAAATTTGTATCAGGCGATGGTGCAAGCCAGGCGATTCGATACCGGCTCGTGTTCAGAGTCATGTGAAATCTGGGGTGATCAATTGGAGTTGAAATTCGAAGAGGTGGTGGCATGACAACCAAAATTAACTATCAGGCACTGCGTGAGGCGGCAGAAGCAATAAAAATAGTAGCCACACCACAAAAATTGCTGGCATTTCGTATGAAAGTCACACCGCAGGTTGTGCTGGCGCTGCTGGATGAACTAGAAGCTAAAAACAAACGCATTACAGAACTGGAAGCGAGGGAAGTTCAATTACCGACTCGCTACGACCTTCGATATGGGCACCCAATAAATGCTGATAAGCGACATGTCATGATACCTAAAGAAAATGGCAGTTGGCTTTGCCTGATTGACTTAGAACACGCACTACGCGTCGCTGGCATTCGCATCAAAGGAGAGTGATGTGCCGACATTATTCAGAAAAGAATATCCGCGAAAGAGTAGAACGACAGAATTCCTGTTTCTCATTCTGTTTATCGTGTTGATGATACCGATATCCCCGCTAATTTTTGTCTGGGCAATCGGGAAAATAATTGAGCCAGTTATTGAATTGTATAACGACGTGGTATGGGCGTCGTTCAACACACTGCACAATAAAATTAATCCGTATAAGGAAAACTGATATGGCAACTTTGACAAAAAAAGAACAGGCATGGTTGAACGAATTACAGGACGTTATTGATCGCTGTCCATCACCGAAAAAAATTGGTTTTTACACCATTGGCGATAAAAATATTTACCTGTATGACCTACGCCGCATGGATGAAATCATGGAGGCTCTTGATAATCGTTCGTCAATGGATTGGTGTGTTGCTGTCCATGATATGAATGCCGGATTTGATGAAAAGATTTTGTTCCCCTCGTCAGTTGAAAGCACTGCGGGTTAAGGAGTAACACATGACCAATTTTACCGACAAAGAACTGATTAAAGAAATCAAAGAGCGCATAGGCAGCTTGGACGTTCGAGACAATATTGAGCGCCGTGCTTATGAAATTGCACTGGCATCGCTGGAAGCAGATCCAGTTGCTTATATTTTCAAACATCCGGCCGGGAAATTATTCTGGGCTTTAACGGATGAAAGCAATAAAGAGCAAGCGGACGTTATTCCTGTTTATGCTGCCGCGCCTGCGTCGGTTGTGCCGGATAATGCATCAGAGCCTCTTGCTTATGCTTACAAAGAGCTTACGCCTGAGATTATGCGCAACCATTTAGCTGTATTCGAGCGATATGGAATAGCCCCAAACGATAGCTCTACCACAATTCAGGCACTGCGAATCGCGCTGGATGGCATAGAGCGGAGCGGCGCCATGCTTCATGGTGCCGAACCTGTAAGCCAAACTTACAAGTTGCCTCCCCTGTCATCCAACGAAGTAAACGACGCGGCATGGAAATTACGCAACATGCTTACTGAACACGGTCCTCTTAATGGGCGTCAGTTCAACAATCTGAAAGGTTGCTTCTATGAGGCATTAAAGGTCGCAATGCGCAACTATCCGGTAACTCCGGATAGTTGGATAAGCTGTAGTGAGCGAATGCCGAACGATAAACAATATGTTTGGTGTTGGGGTAAGTCTTACGGCTGGACTGAGTGCGATACCTTCGAAGGATATTACGATTGTTCGAGAAACAAATGGTGGGCAGTTACTGACGATGGGGAAGAACCGGCATTGAAAGTAACCCACTGGATGCCGCTACCGGAACCGCCGCAGGAGGTGAAGTAATGAATAACTTAATGATCGACCTTGAGACGATGGGGAAAAATAAGGATGCACCGATCGTTTCCATTGGCGCGGTGTTCTTCACTCCAGAAACCGGAGACATCGGACAAGAATTCTATACGGTTGTTAGCCTGGAAAGTGCTATGGGGCAAGGAGCTACACCTGACGGCGATACCATCCTGTGGTGGTTGAAACAGAGCTCTGAAGCACGAGCTGCAATCTGTATTGATGATACTTTGTCGATCAGCGATGCACTCTCTGAACTGAGCCATTTCATTAATCAGCATGCAGACAATACAAAATATTTAAAAGTCTGGGGTAACGGGGCCACCTTCGACAACGTAATTTTACGTGGAGCTTACGAGCGAGCAGGACAAATCTGCCCGTGGGCGTACTGGAATGACCACGATGTACGCACGATCGTTACGCTTGGGCGTTCCATCGGATTCGACCCAAAAATGGACATGCCTTTCGATGGAGAACGGCACAACGCCCTGGCTGATGCCCGTCATCAGGCAAAATATGTTTCCGCTATCTGGCAGAAACTAATTCCTGCCACCAGCACAGAATTATGATTTTCCCGGGTGCAGCCGGTTTTGATGGAGAAAATTATGAACACCTTGTTTTTACTGATGGCTGAATTCAATACCCCAAACATTGAACTCTCAGCAGTTAGTCAAAAATACTTTGGTATGAGTCCAGCCACAGCAGAAGCAAAAGCAAACGCTTGTAAGTTGCCTGTACCTACATATCGCATCGGTACATCACAAAAAGCAAAACGCTGCATCAACATTCAGGATCTTGCGGAATATATTGACAAAAGACGGGAAGAAGGGCGAGCTGAGTGGGAAAAAGTCAGAACGGAAAAACAAAAATATAACTAAACTAAAACTATGGATAACCCGTATATGTACGGGTTATTTTTCTTTATCACTATCTTTTCTTGATTTGAACAATCCACTAACAACGAAACCAACCAAACCAACAATACTAATTGTACTTGTACCTAGTAATGCAACGATCGCTTCAACTGGAGGCTTTCCTTCATGTGCAATAAGAAACGATGTAAACATTGCGACAACGAATAAGCACCAACACGACATAAACCAAACCGTGAATGAGGCCATTTTTGTCCGAAGCTCATTGTCTATTTCTTTACCAGTTGCGTCAGCTATCTTATCCCGTACTTGTGATTTGAGCATATCAAGCTGAGCTTGAAGACTGTCCATTCTGTTCTGCTGCATAAACTCATGCAATGCACCAGTATTAGAACCAAACTCTTCTGCCTCCAGAATAGCTTTATTTTCTGAAGAAGAATCATCGTCGCTCTCATGATTAGACGGCTCAAATGCAGATTTAAAAATCTGTTCTTGACTGTCAGTAGAGTTTAAGGATGCTTCAGAGCGACCATTTTCAACACCTGCGGCCGCTCCGATAAGTTTATAGATATCTGAATTGTGAGACATGTCATCCCTGAATATTACTTTTTCAGAGGCCCTGACATTGCTGTCGGTTATTCAATAAATCATGATAATAAGCCTTGATCGCATCATTTGAGATGATTGACGAGCCAATACCATTATAAGCTTGTGACCAAGGCGTACCAGGCATATGAGTTAGAGTTGATAACTCAATTCCATTTTTCGAGCCGTAAAATTTATAAACAGCCCCTATAATGCTCTCTGCTTGTGGATCCATAGTAACAATGCCACCAAAAGGAGCTACTGCTACATTCGTAACAGGTTTATTCCCATAATCTTTGAAAGCATCGTACATTCCAGGAATAACTGGACCGTACTTCCACGCGGAGACACATTCATTGAGCAAAGGCTTACCTGTTAATGCTAAATAGTAACCATGTGCAATATAAGTAAGCTTCTGCAGTTGCATGTGGGTCAGAGGATTATGATGTTGGTTTCCCAACGTTATGAATTTATTGGCTATTTGTACCGGGCTGTACATAACCACCCTCCTCATTACACTGAATGTGCAAACAGTATCATCACTGTTATCTCAACCTAGCACGAACAAAAAAATTTTGGAAGATTGCAAGAGCAATTCACTGTGTTTATAACCAGCAAAGAACTGTACATATACACAGGTTACAAATTGGTGGCGAATTATACCTGCAGAAGTTGCGATGTCAACAAAGCGACCATCACAGTGTTTTGCATCTCACACTGCTATGACAAAAAATCTTTTGATAGGTTCCCAATAGGCTCCCACAAAACACATAACCAATTGTTTTTCAAAAACGATACATCCTATCGAGCATTGGTGCAACGCTAAACCGACCACTCCAGTGAACGTCAGTTTTTTCAGGCATTGCGCTGGTTTGGTTGATTTTTTGCATTTCAGAATTACCGTGCATTTTCAAATGTAGAGATTATTTTATCGATATATCATGGGGTTATGTTATTCAGCATCACTGTTCAGGAGGCTCAATAGCGGGGTACTATACCATAACAACAGGAAGCGCCTGTCTCATTGCAAAAGAAAATTGAGATCCTCTCAAGGCATGAAGCTCTCACGAAGTGATGGAAATAATCTTATTAGCCGTTAACTTTGTTAAGGCCAATGATAAACAATCCAGGTTCGACGATAAATAAAAAATCACACATTAAACTCTGGTGATATATCTCCCTGCTAATAGCATTGATAGAGAAAAAAGAACCCAATAAATATTGGGTCCTTTTATATAATGCCTTCCATACTATCGAAGAACTTCACATATTATTTCTCCGATTTAACCCCGAACAAATCATAAATTAATTTAGAAGTGTCTGTAAGTATTTTAATCTCTTCCTTTGAGGTTGGGTCAAACGACTTCGCGAAGCTAATTAATTGTGGTGCAGCATCTCGCATTTTGCTTAAAATATCAGGATCGAGCGTTCCTTCATTCACCAGATGTGACATCTTATCCAGATAGCCATCAAAATTCATTTCTCCCCCATCAGCCAGACGCTTCATCTCTCCCAGGTACTTCTTCATATCACGTTGAGATAATTTTTCAAACTGAGCTTTCAGGTAGCTCTCATTATTTTCATTAATATACACTGTTTCTGATAAATCTGCGTAGGCACTAGAATATGAAAGTGAAATTAACAGCGAAGCAAATAATTTTAAGCTGTTGTCATCATGTTCCTGGCAGGCATTAACAAACGTTAAAAAACCAGAACCTATTGCTTGAAAATGTATATTCGCTAAAGGTTCATTATCCTTAGATTCCTCATAAAATAGCTGAACCGTGGAGGGAAGGTCATTCTTAGTTTCTACATCAAAAGTACATTGTTCAATGGGCATTGCATCTTTATTATCCCCAAGATTACATATACTATTAATCGCGAAATGAAAAATAGCCCGGTCAACAACTGATGCAATAAAGTCACGATCGTTTAAATCCTCATCAGTGCAATCGTCAATATACTTATTGACCCACAT